CTCAAGAGTTCCCATATCATGCCTGGTTGTTACGCAAGTACAACTTTGGCATTGGTAATGAAGGCAGGGTTGTTAACCACGTCCCAAAGACTCTTCAGGAGATCATTGCCGAGGTTTCGAGTTCTATTGTGAGGAATCAGCGCATGTTCGAGGATAACTCAGATATGGTCACCAGGATGCTCCGTAAGGTTTACAATCCTGAGCCAGAGCCCCAAACAGGTAAATTCTCTTGGATATTAGAAAAGTCTGCTGAGGTTGCCGGAGACGCCGTTGGTATTACCACGTCAGTCGCTGGTGCCGTTGTAGATTTAGCTGTTAGATAAGTGAATGATGTTGTCATACCCACTTTGCGTGGGTATCGTGACGCGCTTGCCAATACTTTGAGTGAGATGTCAGTTACACACGCAGCCCTTATAGGATGGGCGGTTAAGATTGTCACTAGTCCTATTGTCATGTTTTTCATGTCAGCGGCGGCTTGGGAATTGATTAAGGTTTTCGTCGGAGCTGCTTATAAGACCATCTCAGGATGGTTTCAAGGCGTTAAGGCTAAAACTACATCTCTCCTTCAGTCTGCCTTCAAGAAGAAAGAGAAGAAGATCTCAGAGAAAGTCATGGCTCAAGCCATTGACGCTTTGAGGGCTGAGGATTTTAATGTGGCACAACTGACAGATGATGGGACTTATGAGATAGCCTCTAAGTTTACACCAGAGGTGTTGCGCAGAGCTTATTTGCGCATAACTGGTGTTGACTTGCAATCTAATGAGCCACAGCAGTATAAGATGAAGCATACTGTTATTAAGGGCAACAAGGTCATTGAGTCCGAAGTTGCTATGCAGGCTGATATGTACGGTGCTGACATTAGTGATTTGTGCGCTAAGAGCATTTATCAGATCAAGATTGAAGCCACTGGAGGTTCACAAACTCTAGGACAATTACTTATGGTTAAAGGTACCATAGGCATTATGCCTGAACACTTTATCGGCATGATCAATGAAGGTCTTGCAGCTGAGGATTATGACCTCACTGACCATATTGTCATTACCCACCCTTTTGATAATGCTCTCAGAGTGCGATACACGATAAAGGCCTT